TTTAGATATCCTCCGAACTTGTTGTTATCTTTTATCTCTTCGATATTTCTGGCAACAGTTCTCAACTCGCTATTAGTAAATATAGAGTGTAAGCTGTCTCCACACTGATGACACACTATAATACCATCATCAGTTTTTCGACGAGTTGCAATTGGCTCGTAGTGATGGAACTCAAACAGAGACTTATCGTCGCTACTGCGTTCGCAGAGTGAACATTTCATTGAAAGTAATTATGCAATACTAGAACTAATAAATTTATATCTATCCTCGTATGAAGAGAAATTGTTTTCTGGTAATCTTATAATTTTTACATCGGGATATTTATTTAAAATCAGAGAATCTCTTCTTTTGTCTTGAGTAGCTTGTTTAGACCGCAAATGAGATTTCTCGTCCCACTCTATAATTAGATTTTTAGATTTATTATAGTAATCTGGGAAGAAGCAAATAAAATTCTTTTTTGAAATAACTAAAGGGAACTCATAAGGATGGCCATCAAAATAATCGTTATCGTCTTTCCAATTAAAAACTTCTTTCATTTTTATAAAGAATTCAACAGAAGAACAATTTGAATTATGTTTTTGTGCTCCTATATTTTTACCTTCCGATAATTTGATCCAATGTTTAAATTTACTTCTTACATACTTTCTGCGCCAAAGGCGAGGATTACTATTGTGATTTTTTCTTTGGGTTTTTGCAACTCTTCTTGCTGTATCTTTGTCTTTCATTGGATTGTTTTTTGTCATATGGTCTTTGTACAAACTATATTGACACGTAAAACTACAAACTGTTTTTTTAACAAATCTACATCTTGGGAGCTTTTTGTCGTTATAAACTATTTTGCCACACACCGAACAAACAAAAGATAAAGACTCTAAACATTTATCGCACAAATTTCTTACGCTAGAAAAATTTATTTCTTCGTTGCATTTACTGCAAAATCTCATCTAGTAATAATTATGCGGGCGAGGATACGTCTACATCATTCTCCGTGGGTGGGTTTTTATTCGCTTTCTGACACTTGGGACAAAGCTTATTACCGGGCGAGGAAGCTCCACATTGTGGACATTTTTGCCCCATGCCTTTCTTCTGCACAGAAGTTGGTTGGGTTTTGCCGAAGCTAGAATAAGCTTGCTTGATGCTATCCTGCGAACCTACTGGCGAATAACCAATTGGCGAAGCAGTTGCATAACCAGATCCCGGATTACCCAAGGCCTCTAAGAATCTCACTTTTCAGCGACCTTTTTTTTGCACTTCAAACAATAGCCAGTATTTCTAAGAACTTTAGTTCCACAATTGGGACACTTAAAAGTTCCCTCAAGTTTTTCTTCTGATACATTTAAAACGTTTTTTAGATAATCTTGTAGGTTCATTTTTTACCTCAAGATTATCTTGCTTTTATATAGCGTATTCTTCCAAGATGAAGTTGCGATAATCGAGGCTAAACTTTATACTCTTAGATGACTCCCCGTGCCGGCTTTTATCTAGATAAAGATTTATAAGCCCCTGTTCCTTTTCGGCTCGGCTTTGAGTTATAGTCATAAAGACGTCCAGAGTTTGAGTTATTCCGAGAGAATCAGCAACCTGAGCCATAGTGATAACTTCTTTTGTTCCACCTTTTTCATCCAGTGATTTTCTATTTGTCTGAGCGGCTGTAACTATAGGCATATCCATTTCTACCGCCCAGCCCCTTAGATCTTCAAAGATTGCACGTAGATCTTCATAGTTATCACCTACTCTATAAGATGGCCTCATCAATCCCGCATAGTCTACAAAAATTATATCTGGCTTGAATCCTTCGTAAAGTTCCATCTGTTCTAGATGGCTCTTCATGTTGTTGATAGAGGCTCCCTTGGTAGGAAACTCCTTAACCCACATGTTGGCTTTAGTAGTCTTAGCTAACATCTTATACTTTTCTTTGATCTTATCTATATCATAAGTCAATTCTTCTACGGGAATCTTTGTAAGGATGGCATCATGTCTCATTGACAAGCGCTCCTCGGAAATCTCAAGAGTATAAACTATAGCATTGAATCCCTGCTTTATAGCAGCTGTTGCCCAGTTAGCAAGGAATATCGACTTACCGATCCCTGGGGGAGCAGCACAAGCATAAAGCTCTTTTCGACCCCACCCGCCATGAAGCAATGCATCCAGCTGTGGCATTCCCGTAGGAATTCTCTCTACCTCAAGCTTTTTAATCTTTTCATATCTTGTATCAACATCAGAAAGCTTTACTCCGAGGGAGGCATCCATGTTGAAGCGTATAGCCTTTTTTACTTCACTTTCTATTTCTTCAAACTTGTTTGCCACAAGTAATTCTATTGATTTCTCTAGAGCACCTCTCATAAGGTTGCTCTTTATAAAAGTCAACGTCTTTTCATATATATAACTTCTTGCATCTGTTGTAGGTTCAGCATAAACAGAGGACAACATTTCGTTATCTACATCTTTTAGCTCATTAACGGCAACTTGATAATCTGGCATTGCATTATACTTGCCAAAATACTTTTTAAAGAAATCGAAAATTGCTCTATCATCTTTCTTGTCAAAGTAGTCTGACTTTAAACTCTCAAATACTTTTAACCAGAAAGACCTATCTCTTACCGAGTAATTTAAAATGAGATATTCAAGATTGCCGAGATTTAGTTTATCTGCCATATCAACCTCTAAATATGCTAAGCATTCTCGTAAGTTTCTTCAAAAATGTCAGATCTACAAGAATATAATTCTCCCCTTACACCTTTGATAATATAGTCGCCTAAGTTTGCGGTCATAGGGCCCTCAAGTGTTTCTATATAAATTCTATTCTGATCGAATAGAACTCGAGGAAATCTTTCTCCGTCTAAGTCTCTGATCTCTTTTTCATTATCTCCAGTCCACTGAACGGCTTCTATTACAACTGGCTTTTTTCTATATTTCATGGTTACTCCCTCAACAGTTCCTTCGTCATTTCGTTTTTATCTAATAGACACATCATAGGATTAAAACAAGTATCTCTTATTTGTTCTATGTCTTCTATTTTTTCTGAGGGCGCCAATAGATTTACAAAATCAGAAGTACACAATAGATAAGAATTGTTTGGAGTCATTTCATTTAAACTATCAGAATAAGCTCCGATATTAACTATATGACTTTCAGTTTCAAATTTTATAATATGATAACTGTGTTTCATTTTCTTTCTAAAGTCTACATCTGTCTTTATCAAATATATATTTTTCACTTCTTCATATATCGTAAAATTTTTGTTTATAGTCTTTAAATTCTTGGTTTCTCTTTTTATAGAGAAGACGCCATCTTCAGTTTGATGTTTATATATAGAAAATACCAACTCCAATCCGTGAGCACTAATAGAAAAGAACTTTACTTTCTGTCCGAAACTAAATCCATCCCCTAACCAGTTAAAGGTTAAATTCATCTTTTTCTCTTTCTATAAACATTGGACATATTCTAAGTTTTGGCAATGGTGGATTCGTCCTTGGCTTGTAGGGAGTTCTATCTGTTTGCTCATCGGTAATTCCATATTCGCAATAGTACCAACAAAAATGAACACACTCATCACACTTATGCTTAAGCATATCCTTTACATATTTCTTGTCTATATCGCACACTCAGACCTCATTAATATGAAGGGAGATTTAGTGTGCATCCTGTTTTTTTCTAAGTTTACATCTTCCAAAAAGTTTCTAACTTCTTTAACCTGTTCATCATTTTCTGTAAAGAAAACAAATTCTAAAGTTACTTTAAAGTCAGCTCTTCGCCTTTCTCCAGTAATCTTGTCAAAAGTTGGATAACTATCTGGGGTCATCAGTCGTTCATTGATCTCAGTCTTAACATTAGCTATATGGCCCATGAGCATTCGTGGCTCATTACCTTTTAGCGTTGCCTTAACTATATCGTTCTTGTTCATAGTGTGCCCAGTTTTATTTTTAGATCAAGATTTCTATCTCCTAAAATAAAATCTGCTTGGAGTAAATCGTCAAATGTTATGTTTGCATCAATGGGATCTTTAAACTTTGAATAATCTCCCTTCCACCACTTCACTATATAAATAGGGCAAGACATAAAGCTTCTCATGTGAGCTATGTTTGCTGCAAGCTTTCTTCTACCTGTCTCATCATTATCAGGTACAAAATAGATAGCTTTTGGATTCTTCTTTTTGATTTTATAAATTTGTCTGTCAGAAATCACTGGTCCTAACATATAAGTCCCGCCGTATTGAATTGCCTCCCACGGCCCTTCGCTTATGAAAAGTATATCTTCAGGAACTATCAAATCGTAAAACGGAACTATAATTCCTTTTGGTTGAACTTCTTTCGGCGGGTTCTTATATCTTAATTGACTCTTATTAGTATAATCTCTTGCTTGAAAATAAACTAATTCACCATCTTCATAAGTTGGGATTATTATTCTGAAGCTCATATTTATCTTCTTCTCACCATCTTTATTGTAATCTAAATATGAAACCTCAGTCCAGCGCAATCCATACTTTTTTGCTAATGGATAATTTACTAACTTTTTTGAAAGAAACTTTTTAGCTAATATAGAATTGTGTAGAGATCCAAGTTTCTCGTCTTTCTTAAAAGAAAAGCTTGGCGGTAGGTTTATTTCTTTTACTTCTATTATTTCTTTTACTTTTGGGGTATCAACTATTTCTATTATGCCAGAGCTAAATCCAAAAAGTATTTTTTTGGCTTCTTCTCTACTTACTTTTAATATCTCCGCCGCCAGCTTTTCTATATTTCCATGTTCGGAAGACTCAAAATCATTCCAGCAATTTTTTTCTACATTAATGTGGCAATCATATGTAGTATCTTTAACAAATGGAGAGTTGATTGCGAACTCCCCACTAGATAAAACTTTGTAATCTTTTACATATTCTTTTAAAAATTTTTCTACTGCGTTGAAGGAGTACTTTATCTTCATATTAGATATCAAAAATATGCTGCTCTCTATTGCTTAAAATCTTATCTGCCGAATCTTCTTTCAAGAAATCTTTTACATTGCTCTTGATCTTATTCTTGATTTTGTCCATATACTTTGTCACATCTAAATTGTTAGCTATTATTACATAAGTTCCATTTTCTATTTTGTCGGTTCTTATTATTCCGTACATGACTCTTGCTTTGCGAGCCTTATTTGAAACTGTTTCAACTTTTTCTATGAAAGATCCTATGCTCTGATTTACTATATAATCGCTCTCTCTGGGGTCTACTGCTTTTGCTATGATTATGTTTTTGGCATCTCCCAGTTTTCCATATTCGAATTTTACATCTATAGCTTCTACTTCTCCCTCAAACATTATACTTTCTACTCCAATAAATCCATTAGAGAAAACAACAGATTCATGTTCTAATTCGTCTATAGTAAATGGCGAAAACTTCTTCTGATCGTGATATTCACTTATAAGATCGAGAACTAAACTAACAGAACTTATAATATGTTCGTTGATCTTTTCTAAGTTTATGGAGCTTGAACCATCTTTCTTTATATCAGCATAAAGAGTCGATAAGTAATCGTTGTTAAACAACATTATACTTATTCTACTTGAATACCCCAATATTTGAAGAGCATTAATAGACTGTAGTGCATTTGGCTTGAATGGCAGTTGTTCATATTTGAACGGTAAAACCATAACTAAGAAAACTCTATTATTTTTACTTGCTTCCATCAATATGTCTATGACATATTTTATAGAACTGCTACCACTCCCACCACCAGCTGAAGCAAAATAAATAATATCAGATTCCTTTATGTTTTCTATTCCCTTTAAGAGAGTGCTAAAATTATTCTCCCAAATTAAAGATCCATTGCTAAACTTCTTGCCGCTGCCCTCTGTTGCTACTTGAATCAAATTTGCCTTAGGAATACCTACTGAATCTTCTGTGCTTGTGCTAAGTGCAATAAGTTCGCTGTCCTTCTTTTGAAAAGTTTTAAAATATAAGTGGGCCAATTTCATTCCGCATTGGCCGGCTCCCAGGATTATTCTCTTTTTCACTTTCTTACCATCCTTTTTGTATTTTTGTTTAATGTCTTTTTTTCGTTTTGCTTCATTTCCTTCTTGCTCATCTCTTCATCTAGAGTTTCCTCTAAATCTCCCAAATCCTGATAATCTCTAACGTTAATCTTCATTGTCATTTGCCTCTTCTACTAATGTCTTTGTGTGAACTCCGTCCGTTTTTTCTATCTCTATCAAAAGATCTTTGTCATCTTCCTCTTCATCTTTTTCTATAACTACATCTGAGTTGTCTTCCAAGAATTTAACCAACTCTTCGTATTTCTTATCATCAGCTATATGATACTCTACATCTTCAAGCCTAACTACATGATCTGACATAATCTCCCCCTAGTTGTTTCTATGTTTTCTATAAGGATCTTTTTCTGGTCTCTCTTTGAATTCTTCTAATTTTTCTGATACTTCTGATGGTTGAGAAATTTTACCAAGCCTAAATGTTGGACCTATAATTATTGCAGACGTAGGTACGAACTTCTTTTTCATTATAGAATTACATTTTTCGCAAACAATCTCTGGCTTGTTATTCATAGGATGCATAACTTCTATTTCGTCTTTGCAATTGTCACACCGATAAACATAAGTGGCCATCAAGATCCTCCAATCTAACAATGTCGTCATATCCAAACATTTTATATGTTCGCTCTCTTGTGTTCGAGTGTTTAGTTAATTTAGAATTAGTGTTGTCTGTAAAGTCATATACTGTCACGGTCTTTTTATCTTCTGTAACTCGTAATCCTCTTCCAAGTCGTTGAATAGTTTTGACAAAGCTTAGTCCTGCACTGGCTATTATTAATACTTTGAAGTTTTTTATATCTATGCCTTCGTCTAATATCCTTGAGGCTATAAGTATATCTATTTCCCCCTTGTCAAATTTTTCTACTATTTTTAATCTTTCTTTGACGGTTATTTCATGCCATATAAAAGGAGCATCTGGAATTAGTTTAGCTATCTCTCTTCCTTGATCTATATATTTATTAAGGATGAGAACTCCCTCTCCTCTATGATGTTCTGCGATATTTTTTATAATATTGTTTCTGTATTTGTTATAGATAATTCCGGACATCTCAGCTTCTTTATAATTGTAATCTTCAATGTCATCTGGTAAATTTATTGGCACCATATATATTTTTGGTTTAGATATTATCTCTGCTTCTATCATGTCTTTTGCTTTTGCTTCAAAGATTACGTTGCCAACATTGGCTATAATCTTAGCCGATCTCAAGTCCATCTTCTTAGGGTTTACTGGAGTAGCAGAGAAACCATATATCCTTTGCCAATGGGCTAGCTTGAGAATCTTTTGATAAGACTTTCCCCCTACATTGTGGACTTCATCGAGAATAAGATTTTTATATTTCTTGATGTTGTCTATTTTCTCTATGCTCTGTATAGTTGCCATAGTTATGTCTTTTTCCATAACGTTTGGCCCTTGAACTATTCCAACATCTAATCCACGAGATTTAGCTCTATCAAATGTTTGTTGAGTTAGCTGTTGTCTATTAAATAAAACTAAAGAGGGAGACTTCAACATGTTTAGTATAGCAAGAAACATCTCTGTCTTACCGCTTCCCGTGGGAGCCATTATTATGCCCCTATGGGCTGATAGCGACGCTACAATGGCTCCAAGCTGGTGTTCTTGCAGTTCTATGCCTTCTAACTTCTCAATATCTTCTACATCTACCTCTTCAATTGCGAGCCGTTCGTCTATAGTAGAAAAATCAGACTCGTACTCTCTCAATACGTTATTAACAAAGTGCAAAAAGCCTATAGGTATTTTAAGTGAAGGCAAATCTAGATCTTCTACATATTTTGCAAATCTTACAGTAGCTATTCTGTCGGCATCAAAACGACCACCCCAAGTATAAGCTTTAGATGGATCTCTAAAGCTAAGGGCTTCGTAAATGCCGTCAAGTAACTCTTTGTTGTTGCTACTAAGTAGAAGTTGATTCGGCTTTATAATCAGTACTGTAGATAGCATCCTTTACATTCTCTTTTATAAACTGCTTGTAAGACTTCTTTATGAAGGGTCTTAGGGATTCTTCGTATTTCTTTCTCGTCTCTATGATTTGTTTTATCTCGTCCTCAGTAAGAAGACTTAGATCTAAACCACCAAAGTGTTTGGGATCTTCGCTGTCATCTAGCATAAGAACAAAATAGTTTTTCTTTTCTCCATCCTTTTTTGTATAAGAAAAGTTTTTAAATTTCATGCTATTCCTTCTTTTCGTTTTTCTTTGCACATTCTTCACAGATTCCCCACTGAATTACTTTATTTGGATCTGCACATCTGCACCGTGCTATTACTTTTTTGCAACCACGGCACTTCTTAATGAAATGTTCGCTACTCATCATCTTCCTCCTCTTCTTCTGCCTCAGATGGATCTATGCCCTTTGCCTTTAGTGCCGCTTCCTTCTTTTTCTGTCTAGGAGTCTTTATTTTTGAGGCTACATCCTTAACGTACTTGTGTATTTCTTCTATTCCGCTTATGATAACCCTTTCTACATCTTCTAATTCTTTTTCGTTTTTAAGTTCAAAAGTTGGTTCCCCAAAATTAGCAGTAAACCAGCTTTTCAAAGTGCTTATTGTAGAATCAGATTCTACCTTAAAAATTACATCTACATCTTTTTCTGAAAGCTTATTCTTTGCCAACAACGTTGCTAACAAAGAATACATAAGCGTTCCAGCAGTAGCCCCAGAGTTTCCCCTTAAGTTTCTTATATACTCTGCAGAGTCTTTTATTTTAGCTTCGTACTCGTTCATTCTTTCCTCTTTTTGCTTTCCTTAGCTTCAGCTTCTTCTTTTTCCGTTACCTCTTGCATTGCCTCTTCTTCTATCTCAGAAGGATTAGCGTTTTTGTCTATTGCTTCATTCAAAAGGTTTTGAATAGTAGGCAACCAATTATTCTTTTCGACTAAATTAGCGAATTCCTTTTCCATGAATTTTTCTGGAGTGCACTGTGGAAGTTGACACCAAGCGCCATTCTTACTTGCAATATTGTAATCTTGCAAAATCTTGAATAGACCACTGAATCTATGTACTCCCTTTTCAAAATCGAGGACGAAGTGTACTCTCCTCTTTGGAGAGAAGCATCTATTCTTTTCGGTCTTCGCTTGAAGAACTACAGAGCTTGCCCCAAGAGACTCTAGTTTCTTGTCTAGCTCTAGCTCTTCAACCTTGAGATCAAGCCTTACGCTAGCAGCATAAAGAAGTCCAGTTCCTCCAGTAGTGACCTTGCTTGGTCCATAGCTCTGTCCAACCTTCTGAGTATAGTGGTTGGTAACCAACAAAGCAATATTGTATTTCTCTATCCTTCTTGCATAGACTCTAAAGAACTTCCTTAGCATTCTGGCTTTATAGCCCATGTCTTGTCCACCTTCGGGATCCATTTCCTTTATAGTAGAAGCAAGAGCTATAGAGTCTATGATCATAAGGATTTTCTTGTCAGTTTGGTTGTTTGCTATAACGGTGTCCAGAACCTCTTGACAAACTTGAGTAAGCTGCTCCACAGTATCTATTGGTTGATAAAGAATCTTGTTGTTGTCTACTCCGAGAAATTTCAAGAAGTCTTTATCTATAGCAGCCTCTGTGTCAAAATAAACACATAGCGTCAAAGAAGGGTCTTTAATGGCCATTTCGCAAAGCAGAGACTTACCAGTTCCTGGGTCTCCATCCATTTCAGTTATTCTTCCAACTGGATATCCCCCATTGAAGTCGCCGGATATAAGCCAGTTCAAAGCATAAACTCCGGTGTCAACCCAGCCGCGGGGCGCTCCATATTCAGAGTCGTCAGTTAGTTGAACCATCTGCTCCATTTCTTTGCCAAACTTTTTGTTGATATTTTGCAACAAGCTCTTCTCAAGAACGCTCAGTTCCCTATCCATATTTTCTCCTTATTGTCCAATATTAATTAACTGATCTATCCTTTTCAAATATGCATTGTAATTGAAGTTTACTTTGTTTGGCTCTAAGTCGTACACAGAATACAACCTGACCTGCTCTATTAGTTCGTCTAATATCTTTTTTACTTGAGGATGTTCTTCGACAAGTTTTTCATAAGACGTCTTATCTAATTTCTTCTTATTCTCTACGCTATCTACTATGCTAGCGACTAACTCTTGATGAATTTTTGCCATTAAGTATAAAGTCCAGCGAAAGGATCGTCAACCGGCGGCTTAGGCGTTGGCGTAGGATCTGGAGTAGGCGTAGGTATAGGATCTGGCGTAGGAGTAGGCGTAGGAATTGGAGTTGGAGTAGGCGTAGGAACAGGAGTAGGCTTGGGTGCTGGCGTAGGAATGTCTATTGCCACTTTTGGTCTAATCTTTTCTTTGCTCTCCCTAGTGGGCTCAAACTCTTCTATGTGCTTAGCAAAATCCTCTATTCTTATAGTATAACTCTTATGGCTTCTTAGGTTTTTTATACCAACTGCCACATCTGATAGTGCAGTAATAGCAAAAGACCTAGAACTTTCATCTCTATCTTTTAATTCTATTATTTGCTTAAAGAAATCCTTATCTAACAATACTCTTTCGCCAATTTTAATATTCATTTTGTCCTACAATATTTTTCTTTCGCCAACGTACCATCCATCTTTTTGCTCAACTAATTCTAAAGTTGCTGCAAGTTTGAATATTTTTATTCCGTTGGGTTTGTTTCGTATAACTAAATAATCATTGTCATATATTAAATTGAAATGATTTTTTCTAAGAGCATCTACCATTCTCTCTAATTCTTCTTTATTGCTATCGTTTATGTATAGTTTTTTGCCATAACTTTTTCCAAGATTTTTTAAGCTCCTAAAATCTTGCTTTAGTTTCCAATCGCTTTCATCGAACTCTGGCCCATTTGCGATAACATTTATGTCCCACATTGGATGGGTAACACTATTCAACTCTATAGTATAAGTATTCCTCTTTCTGTAGAACACACCGTTTTCTTTCTTCTTCCATCCACTTGTAAGAAGATACCGTACGGCATCCATGAGTTGCAAGTTTGAAACTAAAATCTTATGTAAGGTGAAACTTTCTGTGCTCATCATAATTATCTTTACCTCAAGTTATGGTATTTCCAGATTAGAGAAACCTTCTTTGTCTTTTACCACTTTTATTATTTGACAGTCTAAATTTTCTTTCACTAAGCTCTTGTGGTCTATGACAAATATACTCAGCTTTCTGCTCTCTAACTCGGATAATATTTCGAGAGCACCAGTTATTCTAACGTCGTCCAAGAAGTGAGACATTAGCTCATCCAATACAATGATGTTAATATTGTCTGGCAACTTTAATCTTACTATCTCATACAAAGCAAAAATCAAACTAAGCTCTACAGATCTTTTTTCTCCACCGCTTAATTGGGTGAAGGTTATCAATTCTCCATCCTTTTTTATAGTATCCTGCAACTCAACATCTAAAGAATATGAGATATCCATCCCAAAAAACTCTAAATAATAGTTTATGTACTTATTGAATGACTTCAATATATGATTTACGCAGAAAGACTTTATTGAACTATTTGAGTTGCTCAAAGCCTCCTTCCACCAATCGTAATAAATCTTATCGTCATTGAGAGTTTTTGTCTGAGACTTTAATTCTTTTATTTCTTCCCTCAATCCCTCTATCTTTTTTTGAGTTCCAATTATATATTCGTCTTCTTCTATTTTCTTTTCAGTTTGACTCTCGAGAAGCTTTATTTCTGTTTCTGAAGCTGTTATTTTCTGTTGTATATTTGCTATCTCATCGTCGCTCAAAGAATCAATAGAGGATTGCAAAGTGGAGATCTCTAGCGTCTTCGCTTCTATCTTCTTAATGAACTCTTTAGCCAATTCAGATTCTCTATCTATAGTAGACTCCAGCTCTTTTTGAGCTAGATCAAGAGAATTTTTTTCTGTCGTTAATTTTTGCAGATAATCGTCTAGCTTCCCAGAATTTGTCCAAGATTCTTTTTTAGATCCACAAATGGAACATATTTCTGGGTTGTCATTTATTTTCTTTATGTCTTTTTCTTTATCTGCTATTTTAATAGATAGTTTTTGTATATTGCCTTTAGCTTGAAATACAGTTTCCTCAGAAGATTCTTTCTTGGAGACGAAGTTTTCTTTATCTCTTTTCTTTTCAGCAATCTGAGTCCTAACAGATAATTCTTTAGCTACATCTATATGACTCCAACTCTCCAAAGCTTTCTTGAGTTCTTTTATTCTATCCTTTTTTGCTTTTTCAGTTTCGCCCCACTTGTCAACATAACTCATAAGGTTCTTGGTAATAGCATCAACGGTTTTCTTTTTTTCAGTTAAGCTAAGTTCAAATCCTTCTACCTTTGAGTTAATTTTCTTTAGTATTTCTCTAACACCCTTATGATATTTACTTATGAAGTCGAACATAAGAAGACTTTCAATAATCTTCTTTCTTTCTGTTGGTTCGGTTTCAGCGAAATTAGCTATTCTCTCTTGGCTGAGAACAATAGATAAAACAAAAGACTTGAAGCCTATTTGAATTATAGACTCTATAAGAGCTTGGGTGTCTTTTACTTTTTCTTTTGAGATATCTACAGCATTCTTTTCGAAAGACAGCTTGTTTCCAAATTGAGAGTGCTGTCTGTATCTTCTTACTATATAATTGTCTTGGTTGATGTTAAGAGAAATTTCTACATAACAATCCTTTTTAGTCTTGTTATTTACAACTTGCTCTGCCTTTAAGTTTTTAGTTGTTTGACCAAATAGAGAATAAACTATTGTCTCTACTATTGCAGAGCTTTTGCCAGATCCGTTACTGCCGCCATCCTTCTGGTTCTCTCCAGAAAGTAGTGTTATGCCTGGTCGCGACAAATCTATTTCGCACATGTTGTCGCCATAACTTAGAAAGTTTTTAAACCTTACGTAGTTAAACTTCATATTCGCTTATGTTGTTTGATATTTCTTCTATCTTTGAAAAACATTCGGACAGCTTCTGCTTGTCCAAATCCAAATTAGCAACAGCTTCTAAATAAGCTTTTGCTATTTCTTGAGGTTCTACACCAAACGATTTGTCGTAATACTTCTCAATTTCCTTTACGTCCTCTACGGCTATGATGTCTGTGCTTGCCGCCCCCATTTCAAAAAGAGTATTTCTAAGTTGATTCTTGTTAACCTTATCGCTAAGCAACTTTATTTTCACAAAATTGTTCTCTATTTCTGACTTGACCAAATCCTTAGGACTGTTAATTTCTATGACCTTGTACTTTGGTGCTCCCAAATATTCTACAAACTTCCACTCCATTGTCTCGGTGTTTACAACTAAGAATCCGTGGGTTTGATCTTTTTCAGAGAAGTTGGTTTGATAAGGACTTCCTACATAAACTATTTTGTCTTTGTTTTGGAACATATGATAGTGGCCAGAGATTACTAAATCAAATTGTTTAAAAGTGTCGTCTCTAAATCCAGCATTAGATTCAAATCCGTTTGGCATTATAAAGCCTATGATATCAAGATGTCCAATTAGAATGTTTTTCTTATCTTCCGCCAAGATGAAACTCTCAAACATCTGAGTAGAATAACTGAGCATGTGCACTCTAACGTTTTCAATATCCAAATAGAAATAGTCTGGAACTATCTTTGCATAATCGCTATACGTGAATAGAATAGAGTTCATTGTGTTGTTAGGATTTGCCATATCGTGGTTCCCAACTATCATGTATTGCTTTATGTTAGATTTGAATATGTCCTTGATTCTCAATAAGCCTTGAACTACATGAGGAGCATAGGCATGAGCCTTTGTGTGGAAGAAGTCTCCAGCACTTATAATAGTATCAATCTTGTTCTCTAAAGCGTATTCCTTCAAGTAGGATAAAAATCCTAAGGCTGTTTCAGAGTTTACAAGAAGACGATGGTGATTGTACAAGTGCAGATCTGAGTAAACTATTATATTCATTAGAGATATATATGTGATTACCTTTTTGGGATCCTGGGAATTTGGGTACTTCTGCTACTAAATCTTTGTGGAGGTTTACTCATAGACGGTTTGGGAATCGATTGTCCCTCTCTTGCCTGTTTCATCTGCTGAGCCTCTTCTTCCTTGATGTTCTTTATTATCTCAACTAAAGACACTCTATCCTGAGTAGTTAGACACGCTACATCAAAGAAGTCAAATGCACACTGAGATATATAGGCAATTCTAAATTGTTCGTCGAGGAGAGCTCGATATCTACGCTTATTCCTTTCCCCGTCGAGATCCACGAAAAAAGTTGCGACCAAGTGGAACGTTGAAGTCTAACTCTGCGTCACACTTTGGGCAATAGATTTTGCTCAATGGTTGGATTCCACAATCTCTTTCTTTGATGACCTCTCTGAAGAAATCAGCATCTGCTCCAACCATATGATTTAAAAAATCTTCTTTGTCGATAGGTGAAAGAACTTCGCCCTTATCGGTGGTCACTTCGTCTACAAGTAAATATAGAGCTTCAGCTATTGCATCATCGGCTTGAGTAACGTTCTTTAGCTCTCTCGCCTTCTCTGTAAGCTTAGCCTCATCTCTTCCTCTCATGAAGTGTCCCTTGAGAAGGAACTTAGATATTGGTAACTCAGCAGTGAATGGTTCACCCTGGAAAGTCGCTTCATCCCAAGTCTTAACTTCAAGCTTATCTATTGAGACGGTCTGCTCAAAATTAAAACCACAATGATAGCACCTGACAGAGAAATCATAATCTAGGCCATATGACATACCTCTCAAATAAAATAAGAGATATAATCTATCAGAAGAAAGAAGATCATAAGGACTGATATCTGACTTTAGACAGCTTTCTAATACAAGGTCTAATACTTTTCCGGATTGAATAAATCTATCAGTTGTAAGAATTTTCTCTTCATTGAGGGTTATCGGCTTTACTTTTATTATACCCTTAGCGGCATCTTCGTCGTTTGTCTTACCTCGATATAGAAGGCCCTTAGATGGAACCTCTACTGACACGGCAGTGGGTTCGAATCTCGAAACTCTCTGCGATCCAACAAAGGCTTTGCTATCAGCCGTGACTTTACTTTGAGGATGTTCTACTTTTATTTTTGAATCTTCTTTAGGTCTATTGATAGGTTGCGGAATGTTTATTTCTGTGTTGTCTGGCATATTGTCTCCTTCAAAGGATAGTTTATATTACCTTGAAACTATCCCGCTAAACTTATACTTTTCAGATATAATTATGCTATTAGCTTTAAACTATGCTCTTCCAAGTACCGCCAGCTCCACCAGTATCAGACTGAGTGTGTAAGTTGGCGTAATCGTATTGAATTTCACAAGTAACTCTTAGAGCTTCTGT